GCGTTGGGTGCAGGTAAGCCAGGCAATAGGCGGTACGCACAAAGGCAAAAGCGCCGCCAGCGTCGTGGGCTCAAAGAGAACCGGAAAATCTATGCTGACCGGCGCGTCGGCGGGCTACGGCGGCCACCACCGCGCCGTCCAGGGTTTCAAAATGCAAAGGGCGCTCGCCGTATGAACATCCTGATCGCCGGACAAAAATGGTTCGGGGCCGAAGTGTTCCGCGCCTTGCGCGCGCTGCCGGGCGTATCAATTACCGCCGTGTGCGCGCCTACGGGCGGCGACAAACTGGCCGGGCAGGCTAACCTATACGGCGTGCCGGTTATCGCGTCCGGTACGCTAAACGCCGGGTCTATGCCAGCCGGTATTGATTTAATAGTGGCCGCGCACTCGCATGACTTTATTGGGCAGGCGACGCGGCTTAGGGCGAAGTGGGGCGGTATAGGCTACCACCCGAGCCTGCTGCCGTTACACCGCCAGTTTGGGGGGGAACTCTACGTCAAGCGCGTCCTGAAATGACATTGATTACTCTCGGGAATGTCACGGCGACATCTGCCTGCGTCTTCTCAACATGCACGCCGCTTGCCTTGCCCCTAGCCACTTCTGCCGCGATAGCGGCGCTGTACTGCTTTTCTTTGGCCGCCATATTGCGAAGCCTCATCAAGTCGTCCAGATGGCTTTCCAGCGTGATCTGGGCCTTCTTTGCGACTTGCTCACGAAGCTCTGCAACCCTTGACATAACGTTGACGTTCGCCATGATGCGCGAAGCGTTCTGGTTGACTGATTCGGGCTTTGTCTTTGGGCTTACCTTGTAGGCTGCGCGGTAGGCGTCGGACTGGCTGACGCCGGTCACGATGGCCTGCGCGAAGGCTTCTTGTTTAGGGGTAAGTGCCATTACACTGCCTCGGCGACTGCCTTGGTACTATCAGCAGCCACCTCATCGAACGTCGCGCCCGTGGCCGCGTGTGTGGCTTGCTTTCCGGTGAATTCCTGCCAGCGGCGAACGATTACATCGACATACTTAGGATCAAGCTCCATCAGGCGAGCTTCGCGACCTGTTTTCTCGCAGGCGATCAGGGTTGTACCAGTCCCGCCAAATAGATCAAGAATGGATGATCCGTCTGTCGAGCAGTTTGCGACGTAATGCTCTGCAATCTTTGACGGAAACACAGCGCCATGGACACTTGCATCATGCCCGCCAGCAGTCCCACTCAGGAACACATTAGAGAATGTACCCCTATCAAAATTAGCTGTTTTAATTCGTCGGTTTGGCTTTTCTTCATTTGACAAGAACCACATGAATTCAAATGCAGAATTCATTACGCCATCTGCCATTGCTGGCTGCGGGTTTGTTTTTGACCAAATGCCAATGTCAATCGTATTTTCAGAGTAAGCGGAAAATAATTTTAGAAGATCAAATTTATTGCCAGTTAGCATCTGCACGTTTACACATACAACATTGGCATTTATCAATGCATTATTGATAAAGCCAATCATTAAATTCGACCATTCGGCATCATCATTAAAGTCGTTGTATGCTGACTTCTTACCTTTTCTAGCCCCGTTTCTCAGTGCAACAGAAGCGCCCAGGTTGTAAGGTGGCGATGTAAAGCAAAATTCAGCAACTTCTTTATCCATCAGCGCCTCCACCGAATCAATGCTGGTCGAATCCCCACACATCACCCGATGCTTGCCAAGCAGCCAAACGTCGCCCAGCTTGCTCACCGGCTCGGCCTGCAACTCGGGCACGGCATCCTCGTCGGTCAAGCCTTCAGGAATCTGCTCCGGCGTCAGCGCGTCAATCTCGTCTTGCGTGAAGCCGGTCAGCAGGTTGTCGAAACCAGCGTCGGCCAGCTCGGCAAACTCAATCGCCAGCAGTTCATCGTCCCACCCGGCGTTCTCGGCGATGCGGTTGTCCGCGATCACCAGCGCGCGGCGCTGTGTCGGCGTCAGATGATCGAGCACGACCACCGGCACCATTTCGAGGCCGAGTTTCTGCGCGGCAGCGAGCCGCCCATGACCGGCGACGATCACGCCGTCGCTGCCCGCGAGGATGGGGTTGGTGAAGCCGAACTCGGCGATGCTGGCGGCGATCTGCGCCACCTGCGCGTCGCTGTGTGTGCGCGCATTGCGTGCATAGGGCACGAGCTTGGCGGTCGGCCACTGCTCGATCTTGTCGGCGAGCCACGAGCTGGTCATGCCGCAACCTCCTCGATGCGCTCGCCCTCGACCTCGGCAAACGTCGCGCCCGTGGCTTCGTGTGTGGCCTGCTTGCCGGTGAACTCTTGCCAGCGGCGAACGATCACGTCCACATACTTGGGGTCTAGCTCCATCAGGCGGGCGTGGCGGCCTGTTTTCTCGCAGGCGATCAGGGTCGAACCGCCGCCGCCGAACAGGTCCAGCACGACATCCGAGCCCTTGGTGTTGTTCAGCACCTGATATTCGATCAGGTCGACCGGCTTCATCGTCGGGTGTACGCCGTTGCGCGAGGGCTTGTCAAACTCAAGGATCGTGGTCTGCTTGCGGTCAGCCGCCCACAAATGGCCAGAGCCTTCTTTCCACCCATACAGACAGGGCTCGTGTTTCCAGTGGTAGTCCTGTCTGCCCATGACGAGCGAAGACTTCTTCCAAATCAGACACTGGCGAACCTTCCAGCCAATGTCCTTGCAGGCCCCCCGGAAGTTGTACCCCTCCGAGTCGGCGTGCCAGATATAGAACACCGCGCCTTCCTTCATCACGGCGTCAGCAGCCACGAAGGCATCCCGCAAGAACTGCCGGAAGTCGTCGTCGCTCATCTCGTCGTTCATTACGGTCAGGCCATCCGTGCGCCGATTTCGCTTCTTCGCTTCGGCCGGCGTCTCGTTCATTCCAAGGGCGACGTTGTAGGGCGGGTCGGTGATCAGTTGATCGGCCAGCCCACCCGCCATCAGCGCCTCCACCGAATCAATGCTCGTCGAATCCCCACACATCACCCGATGCTTGCCTAGCAGCCACACGTCGCCCAGCTTACTTATCGGCTCGGACTGAACCTCGGGCACAGCGTCCTCGTCGGTCAAGCCCTCGGGAATTTGCTCGGGCGTCAGCGCGTCAATCTCGTCTTGCGTGAAGCCGGTCAACTCCATGTCGAAACCTAGCTCAGACAACTCGAACAACTCCGAGCGCAACAAGCTATCGTCCCAACCCGCATTCAGCGCGAGCTTGTTGTCAGCAATCACATAAGCGCGTTTCTGAACGTCTGACAGCCCCGCTAAAACGATGCAAGGCACTTCGGTATGTCCCAATGCCTTCGCCGCCAGCAATCGCCCATGCCCGGCAATAACCCCGTCTGCCTCGTCAATCAAAACCGGGTTAGTAAATCCAAACTCTTTGATGCTCGCCGCGATCTGCCCAATTTGCGCTTCCGGGTGCGTGCGTGAGTTGTTCGAGTTGTCTGAGCTAGGTTTCGACATGGAGTTGATCGGGTTCACGCAAGACGAGATTGACGCGCTGACGCCTGAGCAGATACCGGAAGGGCTGACCGACGAGGACGCTGCGCCCGAGGTTCAGGCCGAGCCGGTGAGCAAGCTGGGCGACGTGTGGCTGCTAGGCAAGCATCGGGTGATGTGCGGGGATTCGACGAGCATTGATTCGGTGGAGGCGCTGCTGGAAGGCCAGAAGGCTGACCTGCTGTTCACTGACCCACCCTACGGCGTGGCATATGAAGGCGGGCACAACAAGAAAAAGCGCGGCGGCATCATCTCCGACACGCTGGAGGGCGATGACCTGACGGGCCTGTTTTACGGCGCGCTGGTGGCTGCCTTGCCGAATACGAAGGATGGCGCGGCGTTCTATGTTTGGTTCGCCTCGGGGAAGTCGATAGAGACGTTCGCGGCGTTGGCGAGCATTCCGCTGAAGCTACGTGCGGTCATCCAGTGGTACAAGATCAAGTCGGGGCTCGGCGCTTTCATGTCGCAGTACATCCCCAACTGCGAGCCTTGCATGTACCTCCACAAGACCGGATGCGCGCCGTCCTGGTATGGCCCGACAAACGAGAAGACGGTATGGGAACTCAAAAAGGAAGCGCGCAACGACTTCCATCCGACGCAGAAGCCGGTTGAGTTGCCAGAGCGAGCGGTCACGAACTCAAGCAAGCAGGGTGATCTGGTGCTCGACCTGTTCGGTGGCTCCGGTTCCACCCTGATCGCCTGCGAGAAAACAGGCCGCCACGCCCGCCTGATGGAGTTGGATGCAAAGTTCGTTGACGTGATCGTTCGCCGCTGGCAAGAGTTCACCGGCAAGCAGGCCACACACGAAGCCACGGGCGCGACGTTTGCCGAGGTCGAGGCCGATAGCGCGCTGGCGATTGCCGAGGACGTATGACAGTCGGCCGCAAACCAAAGCCAACAGCACTAAAGCTGGTGACTGGCAACCCCGGCAAACGCGCGCTGCCCAAGAGCGAGGCGGTAGTCGCCCTGGCCGAGCCGACCCCGCCCGCCTTCCTGTGCGACGACGCCAAGGTCGAGTGGGGCCGGGTGTGCAGCGCCCTGTACGCCGCCGGTTTGATGACGGAGCTAGACCGCGCCGCCTTGGCCGCCTACGCAGCCGCATACGGTCGCTGGGCGCAAGCGGAGCGGGCCATCAATAGGATGGCCGCCAAGGACGAATTAAACGCCGCGCTGATGATTAAAACCACCAGCGGCAACGCCATACAAAACCCGCTCGTCGGGATCGCAA